CGATAACGCCGAAGTTTTTATATACGGCGACATCGGCGGATGGCTTGATGGAATTGACGCTAAGACATTCGCGAAAGAGCTTGCGGAGATGGACGTTAAACAGCTTGACGTGCGGATTAATTCAGGCGGCGGGTATGTGTTCGATGGAATTGCAATCTATAACGCGATTGCTAGGCATCCAGCACATACCACGATGCACATAGAGGGCATTGCGGCCTCAATCGCTTCTGTCATTCCGATGGCGGGGGATGAAATCAAAATTTACGAAGGCACCCGCATGATGATCCATAAGCCGTGGTCTTTCGCAATCGGTGACGCGGATGCTATGCGGAAAGAGGGCGATATCTTGGATGCTTTGCAGTCTGACATCCTCGATTTGTACGAAGCCCGGACCGGCAAAGAGCGAAAAGACCTCACGAAATGGATGGATGCCGAGACGTGGTTTGGAGCAAAAGAGGCGGTTGATAAAGGATTCGCTGACGAGATGGTTCCCGCCAAGCGGAAAGCGATGGCCCGGAGTGCATATCTCAATTACTACCAGAACAAACCCCAGGACATACAGCCGGACGATGATCTTCCTGACGTGCGCGAATTTGAGCAGCTTCTCCGCGACGGAGAAGGGCTTTCAATCGCGCAGTCAAAGAGGATCGCGGCTTTATCAAAAAAACAGTTCGCTCTACGCGAGGTAGAGCCGGACGACCAGCGCGACGTTGGTGTTGACCCGGAAGTGGCTGCTTTAATGCGGCGCAACATAAACGATCTCTACCTTTTTACGGGAGAATTGAAATGAGCGACGAAATCAAGACCTTGATAGAAGATCAAAATAAGGCATTCAACGCCTTTAAAGAGGCAAACGACGAGAACCTGAAGAAGCGGGATGCCCTGCTCGAAGACAAATTGAACAAGATCGAGAAGGATCTCGATAAATTCGAGGACATCAACCAGAAGCTGGTGCTTGCCGAAGAGCAGGGTAAGGCCCTTCAGGAACAGCTTGACAAGGTTGAAACCGTTATAAACCGGCCCGATTTTGGCTCCGGCACTGTGGACAATGACGCTGCGGAGTATAAAGCGGCCTTTGAACGGGTGATGAGACGGACCCCGGAGCAGAGAGACCCCGAGGATATGGCGCTGATCCGCAAAAGGATGAACGCGCTTATCAAGGCTGACGATATTTCTGCCGGCTACCTCTTGGCCCCGGCTGAAATGCAGAAAGAAATCGTCAAGACCGTGGTCGAAATGACCCCGCTTCGTTCCCTGGCGACCGTTAGGACAATCGGCTCCGGCTCCCTCAAGCAGCCCAAGAAAACGGGTGGCACTACCGCAACCCGTGTCGGTGAAACCGCGACCCGATCCAATACCGGAGACCCCGAATATGGGATGATCGAAATCCCGGCACCGGAAATGTACGCCCGGATCGAAGTGAGCCTTCAGATGCTGGAAGATTCTGAGTATGACCTGATGGGTGAGCTTCGGGAAGACGCCTCCGAGCAGTTTGCATATCGTGAAGGGTACGAGTTCATCAACGGCGCGGGCGCTGCAAATCAGGCCGAAGGGATTTTGACCAACAGCGACATTGGAAGTGTCGTTTCCGGCCATGCGACCCTGATAAAGGCCGACGGGATTATGAATCTTTTCTATGAGCTGAAGACGGCTTACGTCCGAAACGCTGTTTTCGGCCTCAACCGTGCGACTTTGAGGGACATCCGGAAGCTCAAAGACGGTAATGGTCAGTACTTGTGGATGCCGGGCGTCGCAATGGGCCAGCCGAATATGATCATGGGTGCTCCTTACGTCGAAATGCCGGATATGCCGGACATCGGCGCGGGCAATTATCCTGTCATTTACGGTGATTTCAAGCGCGGTTACGTGATCGTTGACCGTGTTGCGATCCAGTTCCAGATCGATTTCACCACCGGCGCGGATGATGGTGAGGTTATTTTCCGTGCCCGGAAGCGTGTCGGCGGCGGTGTGAGGCTCCCCGAAGCCATTAAAAAGCTGGAAATTGCTGCATCGTAATCAATCTAGCCCGTTTCGGCGGGCTTTTTTATAAAGGAGATTAAAAATGAACAATCTTTTGAACAACGTGATGGTGACTACCGTTCTCGGAGAAGTAGCAGCGGGGCAGGCCGCGAATGCGTCTGATATTTTAGATATGTCCGGGTATCAGGGCGTCATGTTTATCGCCAAATTGAGTGATTCTGTGGCGAATGGCGGTGTTGCGACCCTCAAAGTCCAGCAGAATACCGCGAATTCTACCTCTGGCATGGCAGATCTGACCGGCACCGTGACCCACACCGACGACGATGACGGTGACGACGGCCTGTTGGTTTTGGATGTTGTCAACCCGAACGAAAGATACGTCCGGGCCGTACTGACGACCGCAACGGCCAATGTTGGTATCAGCGGCATTGTGGCTATCCAGTATGGGGCGCTTGACGTCCCGATTACCCAGGGCTCGACCGTTCTTGATAGTGATACCCTCGGCAATCCTGCTGAATCGTAAAACCGGCCTTTAAATAGGTACTCGGTGCGGTCTTCTCCGGGCCGCATCGGGGAAACCACCGGAGAAGGAGATTAAAAGATGGGATATCAGACTAAAGTTTACCGAAAACAGGGCGGCGACGAATTTGTTGTTGCCGATGGTGGAAAAATAACCGTCGAATCGGGCGGTGAGATAGAAATTGAAAGCGGCGCAACGTTGACAATCGTTGATGGCGGGCTTGAGACCCCGGATCTTGCGCTTGCAGAAGGAAATATTGCAGTAGGGGACTCCGACGGCGAGGGGTCCGCCCTTGATGCTTCCGGCGATGGAAAGATACTTGTCGGTAATGGCACTACAATAACCAGTGTGGCTGTGTCAGGTGACGCTACGCTTGCAAATACTGGAGCTTTAACAATCGCAACCGGAGCCGTCGAGGACTCAATGCTTGCCTCAGATGTCGCGAGAGTAATCTCTGCAAGCGGTGGCGACACAATGACTCGCGAGGAAAACGTTGCAGGCCTTTCCTCTGCGATCACTCTCGCGAATGAGATCAGGGGCGATATAATCAATCATTTCGCCAACTCCACGCGACACACGACCGGAGTTCAGGACACTTCGGGTATAGCCGATGAAGCAACCGATCTTACATCTTTAATCACCTTGGCAACGTCTTTGATGTCTCTCTATGTGGATCACAACGCGGACATGGTTCTTGCCTCCGGATGGTCATACCATAACGCGCAGGGTGCCAACAAAGCACTCGAAAGCGAAGTCGCGCCGACCACACTTGCCGAAGCTGTAACCAAATTAAACGACCTCAAAGGCAAGTACAACGACCACGAAGACGAAACAGTTGGTCATGCTGGTGAGGCTTCGGTAACAGCCGATCAGGTAGCTGCATCCGACGCTGCGTATGGAGCGACCAACCGCGTGACAGTACCGGGTGCAGCGGCTGGCGATTTGGTTTCGTGGGCGATCCTTAACAGTGGAACAGGTACGGTGACCGGAGTGTCTGCAACCGCAGGGACAAATTACGTTGACTTTGAGTTTTCGGCCGATCCCCAGGACGACGCGATTATATCCTATATCGTGATGCGGCCTGCATCGTAAACCATAACCGGGGCGGGGAACCGCCCCTCTTGAGGTAAGCATGGGCGTATTGGCAGTAGCAACAGCCCCGGAAACCGAGCCGTTAGACCTTGCGACGGTGAAACTCCATCTGAGATTGATTGCAGATATCGACTCTGAGGACGATTACACGGCAGAGGACACTTTACTTACCGGGTGGATCACGGCGGCAAGGCAGGTAGCGGAGCACGAGACACTTTTGTCCCTCATAACAACGGTGTGGGATTACTACCTCGACGAGTGGCCGGATGATGGGTATATCGCGCTTCCCCGGCCTCCATTGCAGTCCGTGGATGGTGTTTATTACACGTTTGTCGACGAGGACGAAGCCGAATACACGGACTACACAGCGGACACCGCGAGCAGACCGGGGCGCGTTGTACGAGATTATAATTGCACCTGGCCGTCGGGGACTTATGAACCCAATAACCCGATAAGGATCAGATTTACGGCGGGCTTTGGGGATGCTGCAACTGATGTTCCATTTAATATCCGGGCCGGGATGCTGACGCTAATAGCGCATTGGTACGAAAACCGGGAAACAACAACTCCGGTGTCACTTTCGGATGTTCCAATGACGGCAAAAACCCTGTTTGCGCTCAATGCACTCAAGGGGTCGGTATAAGGAGAGATTATGTATGTAAAACGAATGACCGTGACCGTTACGACGGACAGCGACGGAGACGGGACTGGATATAGCGACTATTTCATCGGGAGAGTGCATTCGGTTGAATATGCCAAGGATTCATCTTCGCCGTATGCCAGCGGTGTTGATTTTGACTGCACACTTGATCTTTCAGGTAAAACCGTTTGGACAGAAAGCGATGTCAACGCAAGCAAAATTGTTGCTCCGCACCAGGAAATGGTCAGAACTACAGACGATGCGGCTATTGATGAGCCGATATACGCCGATAATGACCGGCTCAAAATCGTTGTAGATGACGGCGGAGATACCAAAACTGGCACATTTTATATCGAGATTTTATGAGAGCAGGAAAATTAGACACTCCGATAACGATCAAGTCTTTAACCACGGGCCAGGACGCGGCAGGGGCCCCGACAACGAGTTACGCGGCCCTTTCAGGCGCTCCATCATGGGCGCAGTACCTGCCTCTCAGAGGTGAGGAGCGGGCGCTTGCCGGGCAACTGTCGGAAGTGACGGAGTTTAAATTGAGGATCAGGCGCGACACGCGGGTTGACTCTACGCACAGGGTAACGGTGGATGACGTGGACTGTGAGATATTGGGCGTTGAGGACAACCGGCGGCAAGGGGATATGGTTCTGCATTGTCGGAAGGTGGCGTGATGGCAGAGGCAAGGGTGTCAATAGATACCTCAAAATTCGAACTCGAACTTGCGAAATTCATCAACGAGAACTCCGAGACGATTGCGAAAGATATAGCGAGGGATGCAAAGGCAAGCGTCAATGTGGTAACGGGGAACCTCAAGAAGTCGATCCGGGCCAAGAAATCAAAGTATGAGGATGGTGGGTGGATCGTACAAGCCACGGCCCCACACGCCCATTTATTGGAATTTGGCTGGAAAACCTCACACAAGGGGCCATCGGAGACAGCCAAGCCGTTTTTGAGACCGGCGTTGGATAGGAACATCGAACGGGCAAAGGCGGCGTTTGGCACAAGATAACGGATAATCAAAATCCAGTAACCCGGCAGCTAAGCTGACCGGGTTTTTTATTGGGGAAACCGGGGGGAGAAAATGGCACTAGCAGAAGTCAAAATAAGCGTTACGGAGATTAAACCGTTAAAACAGCTATTAACGGCGTTGAAAGACAACTATGGGGGATTGCCGGACGAAGTGAAAGAGAGCCTGGATCAGCTTTTCAAAGATACCGGCGAACCGGGGTACACAGGATGAGATTATCTGTCCACAAAGACGATCCGGGCTGTTCACTTCATGCTTACGGGGCAAAAGCGTTTGTAGACGGAAAAGAAATTGAAAATTGCTTTACCGCTGACGAAGAACTTGGCAAAGCATGGGCGTATGATTTGGATGCTTTCGAGCCGGGCATGGAAGACATCCCCGTTAAAGAATACACCGGAAAGGTCGAAATCCAAGTATGGATAAAATCTTAGAAGGCATCTGGAACCTATACAACGGCAACTCGACGTTGAAGGCGGCTCTCACGGGCAAGCTGTGGCTAGAGGAAGCGCAGGGGGCGACTATGCCCTATGCGACGTATTTCCTTGTCTCCGGGCATCCTGAGTACTGGTTTGGCGGCGAATACTTTGAGCTTCCAACGATCCAGTTTGACATCTTCGCCGCAACTCACGCGACCAGGGTTGACTGCTACAACAAACTGATTGCCGTTTTCGACGATGCGACACCGACCGCCACGGGGTATTCGTCGATCATCATGGAGCGGGAGTTCTACCAGTTTTTGAGAGCGGGCGACCAGGATCAGGATTTTAGGGCCATCGTGCAATATCAACTAAGGATGCTCAAAAGCTAACCGGGGGAAGCTATGAAAATCCTACTTGCAAATTACGACCTTGAAAAACGGGCCGGGTCCGAACTGTGGACCGTGACGATGTATAACTATCTGAGCCAGTCCCATGATGTTGACGTGTTTGTTCCTTCCAGCGGCTTCAATGCGATGATCGGCTCATGGGCTGATCCTGAGCAGGAATACGACCTTGCGCTAATCAATCACAATATCTGCATCAAGGAACTTGCGGATTGGAATATCAAGCGCCGGATATTTACAAGTCACGGCCCTATCCCCGAACTAGAGCAACCGATACCCGGAGCGGATGTCTATGTAGCGGTTTCCGAGGAAGTCCACGCGAATCTGACCTCCAAGGGCTTTCTTTCATGGATCATCCGTAATCCGATTGACACCAACTATTTTACGCCGGCGCCGGTTAATCCCGAACTCCGAAACATACTGTGGATGAGCAACCGGACCCCGAATATAGATTTGATTGAGCAGGTCTCACAGGGCTTTGAATACCGGGTGCAAACCGGCTGGCAGGATGGCGTCAAGGAAAACATCCAATGGGCTGATTTGGTAATGACATCCGGACGCGGGATTTACGAGGCTCTCTCCTGTGGGAAAAACGCCATGGTAGTCAACTGGTGCGACGTGGATGGAATGGTGACAAAAGAGAACATCGAGAAATTGAGAACGGTTAATTGCTCCGGGCGGTACTACAACCAATTTTGGAGCCCGGAGCGGATGAGGGATGAGTTCAGGCTGTACGATCCTCAAAGGAATTTAAGGACGTACATAATCGAAAATCATGAAGTGTCAATAATCGCCGGGGGGTATTTGAAATTATGATTACGGGGAAAAACATATCAGTAGTTATCCCGGTTATCAGGCCGGACAAAGCCAGGATCGCCATTGAATCCGTCAAGCAGCACTTAAAGGGTGCTGAGATTATCACAGAGGAGGATACCGAGCGCATAGGCTGCCCGAAGATGGTCAGGAGGCTTGTTGATAAGACAACCCGGCCATGGGTTTTATTCTTAGGTGACGATGCCCGCTTAAAAGCGGGTTTTTTGTTGGGGGTTCAAGAGGCGGTCAGTCTCTTGCCGGATGAATGGGGCGTCATCGGGGTGAATACGGACCCCGGCAACGACTACGCGCACTGGCTGGCTCATAAGAACATGCTGGACATCCTACCCGACCGGGAGTTTTTTTCGACGGCTTACGAGCATTGCTTTTGCGACGATGAGTTGAAGGACATCGCCCTTGAAAATAATCGGTGGATTTACGCGGTAAACGCGAATGTGGACCACGATCATCCGGTAGTGACCAAAGTCCACGACGATTCCTACAACGAAGCCTACAACGGGGGGAAGTTTGAACGGGACCAGAAAACGTATTTTTTGCGGAAGCGCGAAAGGAAAGGCGGGCTTGCAATAGGATTTCCCTTGGTCGATCCACACTTACCCGTTCAGTTTTTCACGTCTTATGCCTGCATGGATAAACCCGAACAATACTCTCTTTTAGTCCCTCAATTCCCGCACGGGCCCTGGACGGGGAATCTTGCCGAGGCGCGAAACTCCCTTGTAGTCCAGGCCCTCCACGAAGGCGCAAGTCATTTATTAATGCTCGATACCGATCAAGTCTATCCGTATGACACGTTGACGAAATTGCTCTCTCACGAGGTCGATGTGGCAGGGGTGCTTGTGCATAAACGGTGGGCACCGTTTAACCCCGTGATGCTCCGGGGGACGTTAGGGAAATATACGGTTGTGGATGATGAAGAAATGTATAGCGGTAATTTGGTGGAAGTGGATGCAACGGGCACGGGGTGCCTGTTATTTGATATGCGGGTATTTGATAAGGTCAGATATCCGTGGTTTAAGTTCGATGTGGTTGGAGGGCGTCCAGTAGGTGAGGACATTTATTTTTGTAGTAAAGCGCGTCATTCCGGGGTGCGTATCTTTGTCGATACATCAATAGAGGTAGGGCATTTAACGGTTATGGAGGTTAACAAAACGCTCCATGTAATTGCAAAACACTTAAACAGGATGGAGGAGAAACAAAATGGCATGTCTAGTAGGTAAGGATGGCAAAGTAGCCCTCGGAGCAGATACCGTTGTTGGTATGGGGACGTGGAGCATAGACGGGATTACAACCGATGAGTTTGAATGCTCTGCATTTGGTGACAATTGGAAATCTTATAGTTATGGCATGAAGGATGGCGGGACGATCAGTTTTAACGGTCACTACGACCCGACGGACACGACCGGCCAGGAAGCCTTGTTAAAGGCAAACCTCTACAACTCATCTTTAACCAATATCCGGCTCTACGTTGATAACACGTCGTATTTTGAGCCTTGCCAGTCTACGGGGTATTTCAGCCCTGACCTGACCATGG